TTCTACACATTCGGCACACAACAAGAAGTGCCAACAATACCAGACACAACGCTACCTAATCCTTTTTCAGTACAACCCCCTGCAAGCATTACACTTTCTGATGAATTAGTAGAATATGCGGATGGGATTGTAATTACCAGATTACTAATTACTATTGGAGCGTCTACAGACCTTTTTGTTGATAATTATGAAGTGCAAATAAAGCAGACATTAGACCCAGATGGAAACGCTGTAAGTGATTCGTTTAGAGAAATAGCAGTAGGAAAAATCCTGGAATATCAACACCTTAACGTGATTGATGGTGCAACATATCAAGTTAGGGTTAGGGCAGTAAACACTATAGGTTCTAAGAGTACGTTTATATCAACCACAAGGGCAATAGTAGGGGGTGTTGAACCACCTAGCAATGTAGAGGATTTTGGGGTTGAGTTGCATGGTCAAGACCATCTAAAGCTTACATGGACTCCACCTTCAGCAAATAGCGACTTGGATATATCTTTTTATGAAATACGCTATCAAAATGTTACTACTGGTGCTAACTGGCTAAACTCAACAAACCTAGTCAGATGCCCTAGAAGAAAATGCGATAATGCTGTAGTACCTGCTAGAGTCGGTTCATATCTTATCAAAGCAGTAGATAAAAACGGCAACACATCCGCAGAAGCTACAATCGTGACTACAAACATTTCTGCAATACAAGCCTACAAGCAAATATCAACTTTTACGGAAACTCCAGATATTTTTACAGCATCAAGTCAAATGGACTCAACCTTTCCACTTGCAGTAAAAATAGACCCATCTGGAGATGTAATATTGTCTTTAGATACTGTGACTAATTTTGACGATACAGTAGGGAATTTTGACAGTGTGGAGGGTGATTTTGAACTAGGGGGAACAGATACAACGTCAAACCCAAACTTTAATAATTCAAATAGAGATGCAAAAGGGTTTTACAATTTTAGTAATTCTCTTTCACTCACACAAATATTCGATGGAAATATAGAACCATCAATAACCCTTGACGCAGAAAACCCCTACGATTTGTTTGATAGTGGTCGAGGGTCTTTATTGTTCGATGAAGCGAAAGCACCATTTGACGGAACGGAACAAATACATGCTTTTCATAGAGTGCAGATTGCAACATCAACAACATCACTAGCCGATTGCACAAGCTTTCAAGACATTACACAGTCAGCAACATTTAAATTTAAGTTTGCAAAGTTTCGTTTAAAGTTGTCAAATGATGATGCCCAAACGTCTAGTAATGTAAAAAATATTGTGATTAAATTAAATATGGAAGAAAGAACCTTTGCGGAAAGTAATTTGGCAACATCGAGCGGAAGCAAAACAGTAACCTTTGCAAATCCATTTTTTGAAGCACCTGCGATTGGTATTTCGGCACAAAATATGGCTACTGGTGATGTTTTTACAATAAGTTCAAAGACAGTGAGTGGGTTCACAATCGCCTTTGCTAATTCTAGTGGGGTTGCAGTTGATAGAACATTTGACTACATCGCAAAGGGTTTTGGGTTGCAAAGTTAACAAGAAAAAGGTATAAAAAATCATGGCACAGGTTTCAGATGTAAGTTTAGCAAATCAAGGTTTTAGTTCTTTTAGAACTGAATTGAATAATATTTTAACGGCTTTAAACACTTCACACATTGGAAGTTCAGCACCTAGTTCAGTAGCTACAGGCACAATATGGGTAGATAATGGAACAAGTGGCACACTAAAAGTAAAGATTAACGATGGTTCAGATAACATTGAGTTGTTTTCAATAAATATAACAAGCAACGCAATCACAAGCACAATGTCAACAACTGGTACGATCTCAGAAACTGACCCAAATGCTTTACCTTTGGCGATTGCTCTAGGATAGGGAGTAGAACATGGCGAATACATTTAAGGTAAAAACAAATGGAGCAATGCCTGCAAGTGCAGGAACGCCATTAACACTTTACACAGTACCAAGCTCAACAACCACAGTTGTCATAGGCTTATTGCTTTGTAATATACACACAACAGCGGTTACAGTAGATGTTCAGCTAGTTTCAGACACAAGCGACACAGAAACAAATGAAACAGTTTTACTAGCAAAAGATGTAAGCATACCAAACGGCTCAACCCTAGAACTACTCACAGGGGGTAAGGTGGTTATGCAAACCACAGATATTTTAAAGATTGATTGTAGCGTTGCCAGTAAAATAGACGCTACACTAAGCATATTAGAGATAACATAAGGGGAAACAATGCCATTTATAGGAGTACAACCTGCGTCAGCGTTATTAACAAGTGCTGATATACAAGATGGACAGATAACAACAGCAAAAATTGCTAATGATGCTGTGGACAATACAAAACTAGATTTATCATCAAGCTATGATTTTTCAGCAGGGTTAACTCTTGGCGATAATCTAACGTTTGATGTTGCCAATAAAGGGGTTCATTTAGGGGTCACATCCGCAACGGCAGGTAATTTATTAGACGATTATGAAGAGGGTACATTTGATGCAACTATCACTTATGATACAGACCTAACGGATACCACACCAGACCTTACACTAACACATACTGGAAATTACTATACAAAGATTGGTAGGTTTGTGTTTTATGGTATTAAGTATTTTAGTAAACCAACAACTTTTAGTGGTAGTTCTGTAAATGTGTCAAGTGTAGGCATACCTTTCACGGCTCTAAATGTATCTACTGTAAGACCTACCTTACAATCATTTACACCCTATTATATTACAGGCACAAGCGGAAGCACGCACAAAACGAGCGGTATATATCCAAGTATTTTACATTCAGAAGGTGCGACATCAGTAGTACTCCAAATGCACGAACCAAATGGCGGTAATTACCATGTATCTTTAAGAGATGGATACAACGTGGCTAGTTTGTATTTTTCTGGAGCATATTTTACAGGTTAAATTATAGGAGAAAAAAATGAGTTTAACAAAAGAAGTCAAAGTCGACAAAATAGAGGTCGTTAATGGTGTTAATATACAAGTAAGAGAGGTTGTTAGCGTTAAAGAAAATGGTGAAGTTATATCGCAAAGCTACAATAGAAAAGCGTTTTCACCTTCAACCTTTAGTGTTAACCCAGAAAACGGAGATGTAAAGTTTGTAGATACAAATTTATCTGGACAAGAGCAAATAGTACAAGATATTGCAGGTGCGTCTTGGACAAAAGAAGCAAAAAAAGCATGGCAAGACCAGATAACAGCACAAAATAAAAAGAGTTAAAATTGGCATATATAGGCAAATCACCCCAAGTTGGGAACTATATCAAGCTTGATGCAATAACAACATCAAGCACCAACACCTATAATCTTCTAAATGGTGGGGTGGCATTTGTGCCAGAATCAGCCTTGCATATGTTGGTTTCTTTGAATGGTGTTATACAAGAACCGCTTACCGCCTTTTCAGTTTCTGGTTCTACAATCACATTCTTACCTTCAAGCGGTACTTTATCATCTAGCGACTCTATAGATTTTATTCTAGTCTTAGGAAACACGCTAGACATAGGAACACCAAGTGACAGCACAGTAACAAACGCAAAGACAAACTTTGTTTCGACTTCTTCAAGTGCAGGGTTGTCTATAAAAGGCGATGGCACGACAGACGGAACACTACAGCTAAACTGTTCACAAAACTCACATGGGGTAAAGTTGCGGTCACCTGCACATTCCGCAGGGCAATCATACACTTTAACGCTTCCTACAGGCAATCTAACCGCAGGGAACGTATTAAAGATAAATTCTATTAGTGGGTCTGGAACAACAGCTATAGGGCAGTTAGAAGCACCTTCAGAACTAACTATGCCAAATCAACCTGCTTTTTTGGTTAAAGCTACAGCAAATACAAATTTTGCAATTAATACGACCCATACAGTTGTTTTCGGAACAGAAACATTTGATCAAGGAAATGATTTTTCATCAAATACATTCACCGCACCAGTAACAGGAAAATATCAATTAAATTTGATTGCCTACTTTGATGATGTTGCTTCTTCAGCAAATTATTTACAAGTTGACATTAATACAAGTAACGACAGATATTTCGGAATAATTGACGCTACAGGTTTTGATCAAACAGTTACCTATCTGACACTTCCAGTATGTGTTTTAGCAGATATGGACGCTGGAGATACCGCTACAGTCCAGTATGTCCAAAGTGGAGGTGACCAACAAATAGACCTTTCATATGAAACAATGTTTTCTGGCTATCTGGTATGTTAAAAAAAAGGAATAAAAAATGGCAAAACTAACATTAAAAATAGAGGTTGATGATACTCAACAAGCTGTATTAAACAATGACTTGTTAGATATAAACCAATGGGTGCAAGACGCAATGACAGGCAAAATAAACAACTGTTGGAAAAGGATGCAACAGGAATGGACTACAAAGCTTATGAATGATGATTCTTTCACAGACCCAATACCAAGCAACCAAGCCGACTTTGTAAAGCTTATCACCTCTAGGTCAGACTATAAAAACAGAAAGCAAAGAGATGAAGAAGCGCAAAAAAAACTTGAAGAAGCAAATAAAGGATAAAAGATGCCTTTAACTAAAGTACAAAGCAGAGGGACACAGAATGTTGGTGGGGGTTCAAAGAGCCTTGTCATAAATGGTGGAATGGCTGTTGCTCAAAGAGGAACGTCATCTACAACAAGCGGATATGGTAGTGTCGATAGATTTACAACTTTACATAGTGGAACAGATGAAGCACCCACACAAGCACAAGTTGATGTAGCTAGTGGCACTACTCCTTTTACATTAGGTTTAAGAAAAGCTTTAAAAATAACTAATGGTAATCAGACAAGCGGTGCAGGGTCGGCTGATTATATTGGCGTTTTTCATCGTTTAGAAGGTCAGGACATAAATTCTAGTGGTTGGGATGTTACAAACACTAATAGTAACCTAACAATTTCTTATTGGGTCAAATCAAGTGTTGCTCAAACTTTTTATGGAAGATTTAGAGCTTACGCGTCTTCTGAATATGAATACACATATAGTTTTGCTTTGAGTGCTGATACTTGGACAAAAGTTACAAAAACAATTATTGGAAATTCTAATTTTTCATCACTTGTCAATACAAATGCAATTGGGTTTTTTCATGCTTGGCAAATCTTTTATGGAACTGATTACACTAATAATAAAACGTTAGACGAATGGGCAGTTAAGGATAACGCGAACAAATCGCCAGACATGACATCAACATGGTATACAACAAACGATGCAACATTTGAAATTACAGGAGTCCAATTAGAAATTGGCTCACAAGCTTCAGATTTTCAGCATGAAGATATAGGAACAACCCTTGCAAAGTGTCAGAGGTATTATGCAGAAAAAGAAATTCATCAAACTTATATGGATTCGAATGCTGATTCAGCACAATATCTTGGTTATGATTTACCTGTTACACAGAGAGCAGATGGAACAGGAAGTGTTATTACTCAAGTGGTATACTGGCAAGGTGGTGCGCCCACAAATGTTACTCCAAATATATACCCTAAGACAGACCATATAAGGATTACAACTTCAGGTCTAAGTTCTGCTAGAGGGATGGTAAGTGGTAGAATAGCTAGTGATGCAGAATTATAGGTGATACATGGAAATTAAAAATGCAAAATATAATCAAATTATAGATGGCGAAAACATTGCTATAGAAGCAACTATAGATGGGAAGTTGTGTTTTGTACCACTTGACCCTAACAACAGACACTATGCAGAAATATTAAAACAAGTAGAAGAAAAAAAGCTTACCATTAAGGATGCTGAATAATGACCAAAGCAGATATAAACGCAATACTAATGGAACTAAGCGTCTTAAAAAACGATATGTACCATTTTAGACAGGACATGGAACGCAGAGTATCCAGACTTGAAAGAATAGTTATTTCAATAACAGCATTCTATGTAATTAGTTCCTTTGGAGTAATTTTTAATACAATTGTATTGTGACGTTTTAAAGGGGGGTTAGAAGATGTTTGACCCTATAAGTATAAGTGCAAGCTTAACTGTCGCTAGCACGGCTTTTAACGGCATTAAAAAGGCATTTCACGCAGGTAGAGAGCTTGAATCTATGTCGCAAGACCTATCTAGGTGGATGGGTGCTGTTTCTGATATTGATAATGCACACAAGTCAGCTAAAAACCCATCATTACTCAAAAAGGTTATGAATGGCAAAAGTATTGAACAAGAAGCCATTGAAGCATTTACCGCTAAAAAACAGCTAGAACAACAAAGGAATGACTTACGCACGTTCATCCAATTTTCGCATGGACAATCAAGTTGGGAGGAGCTTTTGCGTATGGAAGCGGATATTCGTAAGAGAAGACAAAAGGAGATTTACGATAAGCAGAAATTTAGAGAAAAAGTTATTACCATTGTTGTCATTATCATTGTGTGTAGCGTTGGTCTTGGTCTTTTGGGTCTTTTTACCTACTCACTCATGGGGGTGGACAGAGGGTGGTGGCTATCAGACTAGGGATAAATG